CTCCTACTCCAACACCCACTCCTACTCCAACACCCACTCCTACTCCAACACCCACTCCAAGTCCAACACCAACGCCTAGTCCAACACCAACTCCTACGCCTAGTCCATCACCAACACCTTCTCCCACCCCAACACCGTCTCCCACTCCAACTCCCACCCCAAGTCCATCTCCGACACCAACACCAAGTCCATCTCCATCTCCATCACCAACACCTTCTCCAACTCCAACTCCTACACCAACACCAACTCCTAGTCCATCTCCATCACCAACACCTTCTCCAACTCCTAGTCCATCTCCATCACCAACACCTTCTCCCACCCCAACACCGTCTCCAACTCCCACCCCAAGTCCATCTCCGACACCAACACCAAGTCCATCACCAAATAAAATTCGTTCTAAACCAAAAGACGATGACAATGTAATCTCAACACCTATGTACGACACAGATGACTTAGAGATGAGAGGTCCTTACTATGTTCCTTGGAAAAAAACAAGCATGGATTTATATAACAAAATTCAAAAAGATGAGATTGACAAATCAATGTATGCAAATACTAGATACAAATCTCACAATGGATATATAGAGGGTAGTACAATTGGAAATGTACCACTTAAAAAAGACGAAGATGAGTCAAAAGACACAAAATCAAATAAAAAAACTGACTAAAAAAACAATTTACTTGACAATAATAAATTAATCTGCGATATTTTATCGGATGATTAATATTCTAAGTCCCTTTATATTAAGTTGTAGTGCAATTGCATTACTTTTTTTTGGGATACTCGTATATATAATATATAATTTGTATAGAAAAAATACTATATACGAAAACTGGACCGAAGAATTTTTTGTGAAAATCAACAAACTACAAGATGACATCAAAAAAATTGATGATAAAAATATATTTGAGAAGGATGACGAGGTTGGTGTAGTGTTTGATGATTTGGTGGATATCATAAAAAATTTTGATCATAATATAAAATCAAACAAAAAGGAACTATGAAGTGGACACAGGTAACAAACGAAAACGAAAGAAAAAGTCAAAAATATATTTTGGCAAGGATACAGAAAATGCAATTATTGAATACAATAACACAGAAGATATAGTAGAACGTAACAAAATATATAATGAGAGAATATCATATGCATTTGATAAATTAGCAGAAAATATATTAAACACATTTAAGTTTTCGTATTTTCAATGTAGTCACCTAGAGGTACAACAAGAAGTAGTCAGTAATCTAGTTAGCAATATCCACAAATACAAACCTGATAACGGTAAGGCATTTTCTTATTTTAGCATAATTGCGAAAAACTTCCTAATTTTGTATAACAATGGAAATTACAGAAAATTTAAAAAGCACGTTAGTGTAGACGATGAAGAGACAACTAATATTGACCTTGAATTAAGTTCTATACCAACAAATCCAACAAATAAAAAAGAAATATCAGAGTTTTTTAAACTTATGATAGATTATTGGGATGTTAATATTGAAAAAATATTTAAGAAACAAAATGAATTACAAATAGCTTATGCAGTTCTTGAAATTTTTAGAAACTCAGATAGAATTGAAAATTTTAATAAAAAAGCATTATATCTTTACATACGTGAAATGACAAATTGCAAGACTCAGAATATTACTAAGGTTGTGAATAAAATGAAAGATATGCAAAAAAGAATACAAATAGAGTATAAAGAGACCGGTGATGTAAAAAACGACTATTAGTAATTAATATAAAAAAATATGTATATTCATATTTATATTTATGGATACTGATAAAGAAATTTTTGATGGAAAAACATTTGCATCACTTGCCAAGGATATTTATTTTAATTCTACACGTAAATCAGCTCAAATTGATCAGTTGATAAAAGATTTACGCACTATGATAAAAGATGCAGGTAGTGCGACAGTCATAGCACCGATGATAAAAGATTACATAGATGTATCTGTAAAAAATGATGATCAACTTGTAAAATTATCAGCTGTATTACAGAGGTTTTTGGGAGGGTCTTCTTCATCTGATGATGAAGGAGTAGCATCTGGATTAACTGAATCTGAAAAAGAAGAACTTTTAAAAAGTGTTAAAAAAGAAGTTGGTGAAATAGGAAAAGTAGAAAATATAATTGATAAGGACATTGATAAGATTAAAAAAGAATCGGAGTCTATGTAATGGCACATACCCAAACGCAAAACAAGTCAAAAACTCAAAATCTTGAAAAAAAGCAAGTTTTGACAGTACGCAGTGCTGAATTGTCTAATAGTGATTCATCCTTTTTTTATGAACTTGAAGCAGCTATTGTTATAGATGTTATTCGTGATGAAACACATCCTATATTTTCTGACTCAAATCCTGAAGTTCCAACTGTAGAAGGATCAACTTGGCCAGCAAGTAAACCAGATGCAGGTGGAAAACCATATAATGATTCCACAATACGAGATTATAGTTGGATTGGAAGAGTAAGAGTAAGGTTGATAAATAGTCAACAAACAACACCAGTTGATAAACTTGATTGGGTCACACCATTAGAAACGGGAGTATTTGAGTATCCACTTGTAAACGAGATTGTTATTGTATCAACATATATGGGTAGAATGTATTACACACGAAGACTTAATACAAGAAATTTTATCAATAATTGTGCAGACTTTTCATATGAACACAGATATGGAGGTCCTGGTGGAATAAATGCAACCAAAAGTCCAGGATCACTTGAGGGAGCAAGAAATAAATCAGACTTGTGGCCTGCATCGAATAGATATGCTGACCCACCGGGTAAAACATTTCTTGGAAAATATTTTAAGGTAAACAATAAAATAAGACCACTTAAACATTTTGAAGGAGATACAATTATACAAAGCAGAATGGGTAGCAGTATTAGATTTGGTGGATATGAAAACAATCCATCGGTTGATATTGGTACTTCCAATGGATACGGTGAGTCGTATGCTGATAATTTAGGCAATCCAAGTATTTTGATAAGAAATCGTCAAAAGAAAACAAAAAGACCTGAAGATTTATTTCAATTTAATATTTTAGAAGATGTAAACGAAGATGGAAGTTCAATACACATCACATCGGGTAGAACAGTTTCAAAATTTGTTCCAACACTTACACACAAATACGATAATGTTCCTTATCGCAAGAGAGGTTGTGTCCACAAAACATATAATGGACTCGATGGAATCTCAAATAGTAACATTGGTAAACGAAAAGATATAATCGACACGACCTTTAGAAATTAAAATGGCAAAGAAAGACTCAAATTGTAAAGCGTGTGATGAAAAGAATTCAAATGCACTACCTAAATCTCAGATAGCATCATTTGCTTCTAACAATAATATGACGGGTGCATTGACTGCATCATTTGGAACAGCCGTAGATTCCGGAACAGCATCAAAACTAGGAACACGGTTTGGATCAAAGTCTTCAACTGACTTAATGAAATTTATAGAAACACCTGGTAGTAATAAGCAAAAAAGAAACATGACCTCTGACCAAAAAAGTAAACACCTAATTAATTCAGTTGGTCTTGGAAATTTTGGTTTAAACTCTACTTTGGAGTCGGGTATAATTGGTTCGGTTACTTCTGCCAGAGGAGACTCGTCTTCATTTCTAAAAGGTGACAAAACAGGAAATTCACTTATAGCTGCATCTGCACTTGGTATTGATGTACCAAATGGAGATATGCTAGGAATTGGTCCAAATGATTCCCCAATGTTTAAATTATTCAAACTAGCAGGTTTCGGATTAAAAATGTTGTGTGCAAGTTTAAAAGGCAAACAAAGAGGTGGTCCCGGAGGATTTACATCAGATACCGAACAAGCACTTGGATTAATTTTATCTATCGGAATAAACCTTGATCTTCTTGCAAGGCTTAAATCAATATTTGACAAATTATTAAATTTAAAAGCAAATTTTTCTTCATTTGGTGTACAAGACTTAAACATAGCAAATAGTTTATTCAACTTGTGTGATTGGGTTGAGAATATGGAGTATGGTTCGGACACAATAGATTCATTTAGAAAAACATTTGCAAATACACTAACTAACAAAGGACTTACCGAAGCAGTTGGAAAAAATTTAATATCGAATGGAACTTATGATACATATGCTAAAAATGATTTTGGATTTGATCAACAATTTAAATCAATAGCAGGTGATATTGATATGCTTAAATGTGATGCTTGCAAATTTGGCCAAACTGATATTAGACTAGGACAAGGAAACGAAACAATTGCACAACTTGAGTTCGATCCAAGAACAGGCCTAAATAGAGAACTTGGATATGATGACACATCATCCGAAATACTCAATAACGTAGAAGGAAATGAAGATTTAATAAATGACCCAAAAACATTTTCCGAAAAAATAAAAGAAACAAACAATTTAGGTGGTGTTGATTACAATACAAATAATAAGTCAGTTGAATTTGTAAGTGATAAGATTGAACCAAACAATGCAAATAAAGACAACCTTGATATTGATAAACCAGAAAATGAAATTAAAAAAAATTTAAATGTAGAAGAAACAAAGTTTACACAAAAGTCAATATCAGCACAGGTCGAGGAATCAAAAGAAAAGGTAAAAACACCTGATTTAGAATCACCTAAATCTGAAAAGAAATCAATAAAACAACAACTTGGTATAAAAGATGATGAAGAAGAAATAAACTCAGACAAAGAGATTACGACAAAAATAGACGAGAAAAAAATCGATGAATCACTTAGTCAGAAAAATAATCAACCAAGTAAAGTAAAAGCAAAAAATACAGAGGAACTTGAATCAGAAATAAAAAAAGATGCAAAAAGTTCACACCAAATTAGAGAAGAAGAGAAGTCTGGTATTGAATACGAATCTAAAGATAAAACTGTCGTATACGATACATATACAGACGAAAATGGTGATATAAAAGAAGATAAATACGAAAAAGAGGGAGATGAACCTTTCAAAAAAACAAAATCAACTACAAAGGTAAGTAAACCAGTAGGTGGTCCTCCGGCAGAACAAGATGCCGATGAAGTGAAATCATTCCACACAGGAGAAACAATTAAAAGAGAAGAATTAAAAGGAACTGTTTTAGAAGATGCCGATATGAATGCAGTAGGACTTTTACATCCAAATGATTTAAAGAACTTGAAAGATACAGAACAGGTTACAAAAACACTAGAAGATGCAGAAAAGATATACGATAAAACATTTGCTGAAGAAATAGAGAAGACTGAAAATTTAGTGCTATCAGAGCAAACCGATGGAATTATATTTGGAGCACAATTACCTACACTCAACGGAAATCAAATTGTAATTAACTCAGAAAGGATTTTGATTTCAGCGAAAACACAAGAGTGTGGTATCTTTTCCAAAAGAAAGTTTTTTGTTTCAACTGACGATGAAATTACGATGAATGCAAAGCAACGGATTGTTTTAAAAACGGATATGCATACATCAATAGAATCTCCGACAATTCACCTTGGGGTTTACACAACAAGAAACCACCCATCACTAAAAGGAGATTGCACGGTTTGGTGGTTGCAAGATTTATGTGATTGGTTGTCAGGACATACACACAGTGACCCTTGGGTAACGACTGGTACACCAACACAACAAGGTTCATTGGCAGCTTTAAGAGCAAGAGCTCCAACATTATTAAGTGAACGAATATTTATATCTGGATAGAAAGGTTATACAATGAAAAAAAGTGAATTAGTAAAATTAATAAGAGAAGCAGTTAAAGCAGAACTCAATGAGTCATTGCCAAGATTGATTTCTGAGAATATAAAGCAAATAGGACAACCACCGGCGTCAAGTGATCCGGTTGAACTAACAAAAAATATACTTGAAAAAAACTTGGTTAAAGAAGAAACAAAATCAACGCCGACCAAGAGGTTTAGCAAAAATGAAGTATTAAACAAGATACTCAACGAAACAGTTGGTGGAATACCATCTGAAGCTCCAAAAGTAGGAGACTCACAAACGGTAACCGATTTACAAGGTAATTCTGTTGATGTAGACGAACTACCCGATCATTTATCAAGAGCTCTTACCAGAAACTATTCTGACGTGGTTAAGTTGGTTGACAAGAAAAGAGGTAAAATTTCATGAGTAAAGACGTTCCACTTGGTATAAAGATTCCATACTCTAGAGGCAATCAAGGTTTCTTTGATCAAACATTTTCTGATATCGAGAGGTGTCATACAAATTTAAAAATGTTATTAATGACCGCCAAGGGAGAACGTCCTATGATGCCAACCTATGGAAGTGATTTACGAAGTTTACTTTTTAATCCAGGTGAAGACGGGTATGACGAACTATTGAAAGAAGCTGTACATGATGCAACAGAAAAGTGGATGCCAGAAGTAGTTATATTAGGGGTTGATGTGATAAGAGACTTTTCCACGGCTCCAAATTCAGCAATACTTAAAATAAATTTTTCAATAAACTCAATACCAGACTCATACGAAAACATAGAAATAGAGGTTTCATAAAATGGCAAATGACATATATCAATCAGCATCTGCAAGTAAAAAAGACATAAATTATACTGGTAAAGATTTCAATTCATTCAAGAAAAACTTAGTAGAATATGCAAAGTCATATTTTTCATCTACTTATCGTGACTTTAGTGAAAACTCATCTGGTATGATGTTTATAGAACTTGCTAGTTATGTTGGTGATGTATTGTCTTATTATATTGATCATCAATTTAAAGAGGGATTTTTGCAATATTCTTCCGAAAGAAAAAACATAATAAATTTAGCAAACTATTTAGGATATAAAATCAGAACATCAGTATCTGCAACAACAGAGTTAGAGGTTTTCCAGCTAGTTCCTTCAAAGGTTGGGTTAAATGGAAAAATGGAACCAGATTACAAGTATGCTCTTAACATTCAAGAGGGAATGGAAATTGCATCAAGTGACGGTAACTCACCATCATTTAGAACACTAAGTCAAATAAATTTTAATGAGGACAAGGTTGATTCAAAACGAGAAGTAAGTGTATACGAAAGAGATACAATAGGCCAACCTACATTTTATCTTCTTAAAAAAAGATGCCTAGCAAGTGCAGGTACTTTGACATCCAAAAGTGTAACAGTTGGAGATGCAAGTGAGTTCTATGAAGTTACTTTACCTGAAACTAATGTGATAGAAATATTATCAGTAGAAGATTCCGATGGGAACTCATATTATGAAGTTCCATATTTGGCACAAGATACTATCGCAATTGAGGAAACAAACGATTATGAAAATAATCCAATTTACTCAAAGTTCGCTGACTCTGTTCCTTATATTTTAAAATTTATTAGAACTTCTAGAAGATTTACAACTTTAGTAAATCCAGATAATACAACTACTCTTGAATTTGGTGCAGGAAGTGATAAGTTTGACGATGAAATAATAATTCCAAACCTTGATAATCTTGGAAAGACATTGAATACATCTAAGAGTTTAGATACAAGTATTGACCCAAGTAACTTTTTAAAATCTAATAGTTACGGAAGTGCTCCTGCGAACACAACATTAACAATTAAATATTATGTTGGTGGTGGTGTAAGTTCAAATGTAGCGGCAAACACACTTAACAAAATTCAAAGTATTAAATTCCAAGAAACAACAGATTACTTAGAACCTTCTGAACAAGCATCAGTTGATACAATAAAATCAAGTGTACAGGTTAATAATCCTCTTCCTGCCACTGGTGGTAAATCGGCAGAAACGGATGAAGAAATAAGACAAAACGGATTAGCATCTTTTTCTGCACAACACAGAGCAGTTACACGTGAAGACTATGTAATCCGTGCATTGTCAATGCCACCAAAATTTGGTAGTATTGCAAAAGCATATGTATCCAAAGATGGAATATTAGATACGAGGTCACAAACAAACATTTTTAAAGAAGCATTTACCGATGAAGCAAAAGTAACCCCAAATGGAATGAATATAGTTTATGGTGAATTAAACAACCCACTTGCAATAAATTTATATGTACTTTCATACGATGATAATAATTGCTTGATAAGACCCAACGATTTGGTTTTGAAAAATTTAAAAACATATTTAGAAAAATATCGTGTTTTGACAGATGGTGTAAATATAACAAACGCATTTGTAATAAATTTTGGAATCAACTTTGAAATTTCTATATTTGAAAATTTTAACAAAAAAGAAATTTTGATAAATTGTATTAACGAATTATCAGATATGTATTCAACGGATAAAATGTCTATTATGCAACCTATTGAGATTGGAGAAATTGAACTCAAACTTTCAAAGGTATCGGGTGTTCGTTCTGTTATTGAAGTAGAAATAGTAAATCTTACAACTGAAAACGGTAATTATTCTGAAAATGAATATGACATCAAAGCTGCTACGGTAGGCAAAACAATTTATCCATCTATGGACCCATCTATTTTTGAATTGAAATTTCCTAACAAGGATATAGTAGGGAGGATAGTTTAATGATTAATTTTATATACCCAACGGAATCGTGTACACTTTATAGTCACTTTGATGTGCTAAACACAGGTGCAGATGAAATACTTGAAATTGCATCTGAGTTTACACCGAAATCTGGACCAATGATTTCTCGTTCTTTGTTATTGTTTTCAAACGAAGATGTATTTTCAAACTATACACCGTCAAACAAATATTACTTAAATCTAAGAACAGTGCAAAGTATAGAGTTATCAGAAGAGGTCAGTATAGAAGTGTTTCCAGTAAGTGAATCGTGGGAATCGGGACGAGGAAGATTTGCTGATAAAGAAGTTTTGTATCCTGGAGCATCTTGGTCATTTAAAAATCAATCCCGTGAACACTGGCAATCAAATACAAATTCAGAATATGATTCGGGTGGAGGTTCTTGGTTTCATAAGTATAAAGACAGAGATTCAAATACAGAAACAGACATTGATATATCGCAACTATTAAATAAAAATACATCAGATATAAGAGTAGATATAACAAATATTGTGGGTTTTTGGAACGCATCGACAATACAAAACAATGGTCTAATAGTAAAGTTTAGAAATGATGAAAAGCAACGATGTGGTAATATTAAATTCTTTTCTTCAAATACAAATACAATATATAGACCTTTTATAGAAATTGGAACAAATGATTTTATATTTGATCCGTTTAAATCAGAAGCACATGATAGAATTGAACTTGAAAGTGGTTCACTAGATAGTGGTTCACTAGATAGTGGTTCACTAGATAGTGGTTCAATTGACGATCACTATTCCGACACAAATAAAAAACTTTCGGAAAACTTAAAAGAGATAGAAAATAAGGATATAATATTATTCGTTAAAGATGTGAATGAGAATTATTCAAAAGCAAATACTGAGAAAATAAGGGTCGGATTACGTGAAAAGTTTCCTGTAAAGAAATTTGAGAATCGCATGAGGTATTCAAGTGAAAATATTACAAATGAAGATATTTACTTTTCGGTCATAGATGCAGAGACTGAGGAAACAATAGTAAACTTTTCTGAGTTCACAAAAATATCTTGCGACTCTGAAGGACATTATTTTATGTTCAATTTTAATTGCTTGTCACGTGGTCGTTTGTATAAATTTATTTTAAAACTAGAGTCGGGGTCTATAAGTAAAAAATTTGACGATAACAGAACATTTATGATTGTAAGTTAAAATGAGTGATACAAAAAACATTCCAGATTATCTAAACACAGATGACTTAGACCAAGTTGAAATTAGTAACATACTAAACGGTGTAAGTGTAGAGGAAAATATTGATGATAACGGAAATCAAATTATTGATATGAATACTGATGATACTAAAAACAATATTACCGTATTGAAACAAAATATCACAAAATATTCATCAGATAAGATTGAACAAAACTACGAGACATCATTTACTGAACTTTTAAATGAAGATGAGGTAAAAGAAAATATTATGGTTGAAGAAGACATTAAGCAACTTAGTGAAGATCAGTTGAAAAGAGAATCTGTATTAGAAAATCAACTAGATGAGCTTTCTAAAGTTTTAGAACGTGAGTCACAAAGAAATATAAAGATACAAGAAGACGCAGAAAGCAACTACAAGGCTATGAAGTCTGTAATCATTGAGCAGAGAATAAGTGCGGGTGAAGGAAAAGAAGAATCAGATTTTCAAGATTCATTTCCATTCCTGCCAAAAAATTCTACACAAAACTCGGAAACAACATTTAATCCATCTCCGTATGTTATTGATCCAAACTAACTGAAAATACTATCCAAAGGTTATGACAAAAATTCTAAAGCACACATTCGCATCAAAAGTTGATGTTGATTCTAATGTAATAAGAAGCATTAGCATGAACTCAACTGATTTTAATAAAATCAAAGATGAAGAGTCTACCGGTGATGTTTTTGGAATTAACTCAAAGGATGTAATTGAATTTTCCGCATTTACACAACAAAATGAATTAGTTGGGTGGAAGACAATTCAACAAACACCAAATTATACTACAAGAAATGTATCTTATTTTGATACTGAGGGTGAGATGCAAAATAAGACAATATCTTATTTACAATCATTATACCCAAAAACAAATGATGGTAATATTTTAATTTCACCAAAATACGAACTTAGTTTACTTGGAATTGAACAAGGTGAATACAAAGTAAGAATTGCCTACCGAAATGATATTGTTGGATCATTTGAGAATCCGTATAAGTTTCAAATAAGTGAAATATCAGGATCTAGAACTGAGATTAAAGCAGTTACACAATCTTTTAAAAATTCAAGAAACCCAAATCAAGTTTCTTTTAATTTTGAATACAATAACTTTATCAATAAACAAGTCGTGGTTGCCCATGTAATTGATAAGTTATCCAACATATTATTAGAAAAAACATTTGTATCGGAACTTGAAACGAAAGAATTTTCTGCAATAACTTCTGATTACTCTTTTTACATTGAAAAAGCAAAAAAATCATTTTCTTTGAGTGAAATGGAGGTTCTTAAGGAACTAGATTCGATATACAAAGACTTAAAAGATACATATATGAATTTTTTATATGGAAACTACAATGAAGTTTTTTCAAGAGATAGATTCTATACAGATTATATAAAATTGTTAGATTACAAATTAGATACATTTTCAAGATTTGTTCAGGAAGATAATCCAGATATAAAGTTATTCTATAAGTTTATGCTTATACAAATGTTTAACGAGGATGAATTGAGTGATATTTTTACAAAAAGGTTTGATAATTATCTTTCCAGTGGAATGAACTTTGGAAACGGTTTGTATATTCCATTTTTAAAATATACAAGCTATAAAGATTCTTCGTTGTCCGAAAACTCTAATGATGTGCTTTTAATAAAATTATTAGAACCACTTGACGATTCAATAGAAGAAGGTGTAAATTTTTACATATCACAAAGTCCTTATTCAGATGATATAGTAAAAAGTATAATTTTAAGATCGATTGTTGAAAGTGAATCAAACACCTTTAAACTCAGAGGACCAAATTTAACAACAAAACTTACATCAAATGCAACAAAAAAATATTCTTTGAGTGATGATGAAAAAGACGGATTGGTACAAGAAGATGAAACTAACGCAGAAAATTATTTTAAAACCACGAATACGGAAATAGAAAATTTAAACATTGATTATTCTGATTTTAAAAACTTTGTAAAATTTTCATCAGCAAGAGCAAGGTTAGATAATTTTGTTTTAAAACTTACAAACATATCAAAGATAAAATTTAAAATAAATGAAGCAATAAGAAAAATCAATAAACTAAAGGAGGATTTAGCATTTGGTAAATTGACAACAGTTGAGGCCAATCGTTCAATTGATGTTTTGAAAAACGAAGATATTAAAAAATTTAACGAATCTATAACAGAAATTTTTAAAACATTTACACCTTATGATAAGTTTTTATATTTTAATGATGATGAAACATCTTGGCCAAGAGAAACATCGTTTTATATAGACGGGTTTGAGGGTGAAGTTCAAAATGCAAATGGTTTGTATAAATTACACGCATCACGCAAGTATGACCTTGATAAAGTTTTTTTGAATGAAGAAAATTACGAGTGGAAAATAATATGGGATTACTCAGTATCAAAGTGGAAACTATTCCAAGAAGATACTGATTTTTTTATATATTCTGTTGGAACAAATCTTAATTCAGGATTTGTAGCAAATGATGTAAATAATACTGGATTTAAAAACCAAGCATCTTTGTTTAGACTAAATTCACTTGAAAATGAATCTATTGATAATAAGCCAATTTTTCCACCCGAACTAATACCAACTAGTATAATTGAATTTCAAAAAACAGATGGATATGCTTGGTATAAAAAATTTGCAAGGGAAGCAGACCTATATG